GTATTTGAATCACCTATTTGTTTTATGATTACGGTAACATTATTACCATGAATATCAAAGTAGTCCTCACTACCAGAAGACATAGAAGTACCTACTTTGTTATTTGCTCCGTCTTGTTTTATGAATATTGTTTCACCTGAACCGCTGCCAGATGTATCATTACCTGATATGTAAATTGAATTACCTGCCCAAGCTGAACTAGTTAGTATGCACGTTAGAAGTATCAATAGTTTCATCATTATTTTCATCTTTGACCTCCTCTGTTTCTAAATCGTTCCACTCTTTATTATCGTTTTCTTGTACTAAATCTTTTTCTGTTTCTGTTAAAACTTCAATACTAGTTTCTTCGTTTTCTGTTGTTATATCAACATAATCTTTTATTTCAGGTACTTCTACTACGTCTGCACTAAATTTCCATAACTCTTTATCTGCACCTAAATGAATTAAATCTACTACACCTTTTTCTATTGCTTTTCTTACTGCAAAAGTAACTGGTTCGTTTTTAGCATAACCTGCTTCTATTTCTACTAACATTGTGTCAGCATCAAAATATTTAAATACGTCACCACCTGTTGATGTTGATACAATAGTTTTCTCTACCGTTGTTGATATTACAACTTCACCAGTTTGCACGTTTACTAATCTTAAAATTATAGTAACAATATCTTCTCTATATTGCTTGTTTGCTTGTATTCCTAAAACTCTAGCACCTGCACCACCAGATTTAATATCACTATCATAACCTACAACACCACCTGTGATATATGCACCTGCAAATAATAAAGCAGGTAAAGGTTCTGCATTTTCACCACTTGCCATTTGTCTAGTTGTTCTAATAAGTTTTCTTTCTTGAAGTAAACTTGCTAAACTTGATCTTTCTACAACTCTAAACCATTTACCATCACCTGCATCTTGTAATGCCTTAATTAATAATTGATAAGAGCCTTGTGTAACTGCCGAACTCATTGAAGCAAAGTTACCACCTGGTTTCTTTTGACCTGTCATATCTACAAAATCATAAACTGCAATTATGATAGGTTCACCATCTGGTGCTTTTACATTTGTTAAATCTTTATATGCAACTTTTTGAGTTTTTATATCAAAAGTTTTAGTTGTTGAACAACCCACTAACAATGTTGATAATAATATGATTGCTAAATATTTAAACATTATTGATTGTCCTGATATGGTAAAGTATAATTTGTTGTTGTGCCATCTGGCTCTTGTACTGTAACTGTTACACCTGCATTATCACCTGAAGTGACAGTTGACCAAGTTATGATTTCACCATTGACTGCTGTATATGTTCCTGAGTCTTGTTGTAGACCATCAGAACCAAATACGTTGTCTGTAATTTGTTTTGCTAGAGCAGTATAAAATCTTGCTTCTAAATTTGCTTTAAATTTAGCGACAGCAGTTGCATTTAATTCTTGTTGTAATGCTTTTGCGTCTGCTTTTTTCTGTGCTTCGATTGTGTCTTTTCTAGTTTTTTCTATGTTTTCAATAGTAAGATAATGTGTACTTTTACCACTACCTGAAAACGAAGGATTACCAAATTCAAACTTTAATTCAGATGCATTTACACTAGAATATATTGATAATACTGCTAAAATAGCTAATAATTTTTTCATAAATTTCTCTCTCGTTTATATTTATAATAACTACTTGCTAAATTTATCAGTCAACTTATTGATTAATTCAAAAGCAACTTTTACTTTTTCTTCCAGAACCTTGATTCTGTAATGAGCTTGAGCAAGTGTGACAATCAGCAAAATAAATGCCACAAATATAGGCCATAATCTACTCAACATTAATACTGCGTCTGAAGCTTCCATTATTTTTTCTCAAAATTATAAGGGTTAATATTATCAGCAAATTTATCGATTTTGTAATTAAGATATAGACAAAATACTATTATACCAAATATGTAAAACATTATTCATATACTTTTTTTCTTTCATAGGCAGCATCATGTCTACCAAGAATTTCAAGTATCTCCCACTCTCCGTTTTCTTTTACTCTTACCTTTGCGTCAACTTTATCACAAGTCATATTAAAGACGCCCTCTTTGTCTTTACTCTCTTTATATTTTCTTTCTGCTTCTCTTTTATTTTTTAAGCAGTCCATTAAGTTTTCACTTGCCACATGATCTACTAATTTTCTTTGACCATCCTCATCTATTTCAAATATACAAACTGCAAATACAACACCATTTTCTGGTTCAGATGAAGACTCTTTATGTTCTTCTTTCATGTAGGTAACATGTTTGTGTTTTTTTTCAATAGGACAAACTTGATGACCATCGTCACCACAACCTGTACAATCTGCTTGTGCTTTAAGACCTGCACCTAGTAATATAAAAAATAAAACTATAACTACTATTCTTTCTAATTCTTTTATCATTCTATTATCTTTAACAATCTAATACCGTATTTTGCTTGTTTGTCTTCTTGTAATAAACCTTTTACCATTTTACAAGCAAATATAACTCTTTCACCACCAACTTCTCTACTTGCTACTCTTTTAGATTTTAGACATTGTCCTATATTTTCTTTGTAAACCCACTCAATTAATTTACCATTAAGAGTAAGTGTTAAAGCGACCACGCCATCTTTTTCATATTTCTCACCACCAACATATAATTTAGCAGCAAATACACTTGAAGAAAATAATAATAAAAATAATATACTAATTAATTTTTTCATTGTGTTGTTTTCCCGTTTTGATATATAATACTTCTATTACTATCTTTTAATTTTTCAACATCATCACGCAAGATTTTTACATCCTCTTGTAACCTTTTGATATTGACCCCATTGTTCATCATATTTTCCATTTGTTTTTGTATGGCTTCCACTTGGCCTGCAATATGCTCAATCAACATAAATTGCTCCGAATCAGCGGGCAAACTTCCCATTTCTCCTCTTGGCCATTTGATTCTAAATTCTGTATTTTTTTCTAAGTCAGCACCTATTGTTTCTATTGCTTGATTTAAATCTTTTTCTGCTAATGTGCTTTTAGTCTCTAGCATTGTAATACGCTCTAACACTCCGAAATAAGCCCATACACCAACTGCCACAGCTGCCACTATGGAGATTAGGTTTCTCATAGGCATACTTATAGCAGTATTATCTGATACATCTATTCTGTCTTTTGACATATTCACCTCACTTTATACCAATATTTATAAGAAATTTATACGAAACGCTAAAAAAAAGGGCTCCGAAGAGCCCTCTTTTTAGTATTATATCTAAACTATTTTTTAGTGTATATTGAGTATAGTACCCAAACTGCAACTAAACCAACTAAACCTTGAGCAGAAAATCCTGCAATAATTGATTGTACATTATCTATTACACTAATGTTAGGCCAGAAAGGTACATTTTGTCCGCTAAATAAAACTTCTAAAACAATACCTAATGCAATAAGCGATACACCTACATCAGCTAAAGCACTTGACCAGTCCTTTATTTTATTAATAATTTCCATATAATCTCCTTTATATGATTTGATATCTCAAAACTTCTTTCATAATGTCGCATTTGTATTTATAATATAAGAGGGTAGGGTATTGCACCCTACCCCATAAGAAACAGGTGGAGAGATTACTCGTCTTCCTCTGCTAGTTTGCTAAAGTAGGATAATGTATCATCACTATCCTCATCAACATCTGCAGCTGTAGGAGTATTATCAACTGTTTCTGTTTTCACTGGTGCTACGTTTGTTACAGGTGGGATCGCAACATCTTCAGCAGTTCCAGTGTTTCTTGAACCTGTTAAAACTTTATCTAACTTCGCTTTTAACTCATCATAAGATTTAAAGTTTTCAGGAGCAAGAAATGGTTTTAGGGCATATTGTTTTTCCCAAATTTGCTCGATAGCCTCATCATTATCTTTTATAGGAGTAGGACTATCAAATTCTGACTTGTCATAATTCCAGTAACCATCAACTTTTCTAATTTTTAATTTAAAGTTTGCACCTTCCCAGAAGTCAAATGGGTTAATAGGTTTCTCATCTTCAAATTCAGGTTTCATTGCTTCAGTAATCTTATCAAAGATTTTCTTACCAAACTTAAACAACTTAATCTGACCTTCGTTTTCAGGATGTTTAGCGTCACTAACAATTAAGATATTTGCAATGTAAGATAATTTTCTTTTTCTTTTTCTTGCAATCTCTTTATCTGCTTCAACACCTGAATTCCAAAGTAAACTATTTGATTCACTTACTGGATCTTTTTTGTTAAGAGTAGTTAAACTATTCTCAATAAACCAACCACCAGGTCCTTGAAAGGCATGAGACCATAGTCTTGCCCAAGGTAAATCTTCACCTTTTACAGCAGGTAAAAATCTAAAGACAGCATAACCATTACCTGATTTATCTAATTCAGGTTTCCAGAATCTGTCATCTGCGTATGATTGTTTTTGTTTTTGTGGTTCAGCAACTTTGTTTAGTTCGCTGACTAGAGTATCTAGGTTTGACTTTGACCTTTTTAAGGCCGCTATACTTGTATTCATATGTATTTTCCTTGTATGTTAATTGTATATTGTTGTATCTGTATGTTTCGTATAGTATTATTTATAAGACTATTCTTTAACAAACCAAGACTTAATTGTATTAAAGTTTCTTTTTAATTGAGCATTACCTTTTGCCCAATTTTTCTTTTGAAATTCTTTTGTCTCTTGAATCTCATTAGAAATATGATTTGTAATCTTATTAATTATATTATTCTCATTAGCGTTTCCCACAGAAGCGGTAAAGCATAACACTAAAAAAGCTATCATTATATTTTTCATAACTTTATTATATCAGAATCCTGATCTATTGTCAAGCTTGCTTTTAAGATCGGCATTTTCTTTTTTTAATTCATAAACTTGATCTGCCAATAATTTATTATCTTTTTTTAAATCGGTAATAGACTTATCTTTTTCTTCTATTAGAAGTGTTAAGTCTAAAGGTCCTCTATCTTCTTTTACCATCCCATATATCCTTTAAATAAACAACCAATAAGTACCATAAATCCAATAAAAAATCCTGGTATCATAACTGCTGGGTGCATACGCTCCATTATATACTCGTCTTCTTTTTCTCTTTGTTCCCAATATTCTTTTTTATTCATTATAATTTTCTTACTATATGTTTTCTTAATTCTTTTACAAAAAACTCTATCTTATCAATTGCTGAAATTAGAGTAGCGTCTGTAATATATTTGTTTTGTTCTTTTAATTTATCATATTCTTTTAAAGGTATTGTTACCATTGATTGCTCGTTTTCATAAGATAAATCTTCACCGTGCTCTTTGTGATTATCATACATTCTTTTTTCTTCACTCATTATCTTCCTATCTTATCCTTTCTGCCCATAGGTAATTGTTGTGTTTTTAAATACACATTACCTTTCTTTGTAGTCCATTCTACTTCAACTAGATTACCATATTTCTTTATATCGTGATTACCTTGATAAGACTTAACAGCTTTTTTATAACTCATTGCTTCAACTGTTTTTGGTTCTTCACCACCAGTAAATTTAAATTCTCTAAGCTTTGGCATTTTTATCTGCCTCCTTCATTTGTTGCTCTCTTACTTGTTGCACTACAGCAGGTTTATATAAATTACAATTGTAGGACATTGTTCTTCTTATTTCATCTGTACCATTAAAAGGATAAACTTGATGTAATAATGTATAAGGAAAAACATAAAGTTCTCCTACTTTAGCATTCACTCTATTTTGTGAAATAGAAAGTGGATCTTGTTGACCACCAAGAAACTCTAACATACCATTTGATGGTGTGTCTTCTCTTGAATATTCTTTACCATAACTCTTAGGTACTTTTAAACACAATACAGACGACAAACCTAAATCAGTTTCTGGACTTGTATGAAAGTGAGCAGGATTATATTCATGTGCTTTCATGTCATTTATCCAAGCAGTTTCTAATGACACATGCCATTGAGGTTTTTGAATTGTTTGTAAGTATGATCTAAAACACATTTGAAAAAGTGATTTTGTTCTTTCACTTAATATATCTGACACTTTAAATTCATCTGCGATCTTACCTGCTAGATTTTGATTGTGTGCTGGTAAAGTGCCTATCGCATTATCATAATCATTATTAATCTCATCTATTACATCTGAAGGCACATAAAACCTACAAATGATTGTGCCTAAAGTAAATGTCTCCATTTTTATATCTTGTTTATCTGGCATTATATTTCCTTTACTTTCTTTTTCAATGTCATCTTAAATTTTGTTATATTATATTTTAAAAATGGTTTATATCTTATCATTCTATCATGTAGTTTAGGCCATATAACTTTTTCTTTTATACTCTTGTTTAATCTTTTTGAAAACTTTAATATATCATCTAGTATTATAAGTGTTTCAATATTAATTTTTTTAGATAAAAAGTATTTAAGTATTGGTGGATGCTGACCTACTTTAGAAGTAAATATATCATCAAAACTTAATTTATCTGTTATCATATTTAATATGTAATCTATATCTTGTTCATAATAATAATGTAAAGATTCTATCCTTCTCGACCACGATTTATAATTTTCGTCACCAGATTTACCAATAATATCCCCAACCCACAAATTAGTATTAGAAATAAAATTACTGATAAAATAGTTAGCGATATCATTATCGCTATAAGTTCGAGACAACTTGTGAAAAAAATATCTATCCCGTCTTTTAGTAAATGTGCCCAACCTTGCTGTTGTTTTCCCAGCGTGTCGGTGATAGTCGTAACTCTGGTTTTTACTTGTGAAATGAAGTTTGATAGCCAGATAAATTTTATATACTTCAAATCCATTCACTTATTTTCCTTGTAAATATTTCAATACATTTTCTGGTGAAGACTCGCCATAAGGATCTTCTGGTGTATCATCTGTCTTACCTGGTTCAACAAACATCTTTTCTATTACAC